TAACTCTGAGAATGTGGGGTTAGGCGAACCGAAGATGCGCCCGACCATGGAGCGATTGACGAGGCTGAAAAACCAATCCTGCACGTCGCACGCCAGCGGCTGCGCATTACCGGACCATGTCCAGAAATTCTGTATGCCAGGCCACGCCACGAAGCTGCCGATAGCAACAACGCTGCGCGCGGCAATCGGACCGCAGCCCGCCGCAACCTGCACGATCCCATAGGCGTACGGCGGCCCGACATAGCTCATCTGGTGCAGGTCATTGCCGGTAAACAGCAGGATGCCCTGCGAGGTTTTGATCGCGGTCATGCAATAGCTCTGCGTCACCAGCAATTTGCTGCCCGCCAGGTTGGTCACATCCGGCGCCCAGGTGTTGTAATTCTCCTGGTCCGACCACGCGATATTCCTGGGATTATTCCCCGCCCCGTACAGCACGACGTGACGCTGGTCGGTGACGATGACGCCTTTGTTCTGCGTCGGCGCATTGGCGACGATGGTGGGCAGTGTCGCGGGCGTTGCCGGGTGCCATTCGTAGAGGTGCCCGTCCTGCGTCGGCACCACCAGCAGCGTCTCGCCGAATGTGTCCATGCTCCAGCGGTCGCCTTGCGACGCGGCGATATCCTGCGGGCCGATATCCGATGCGTCGCGCTCCGTGCCGTAGGCTGCGGCGCCATAGGTGCCGGTGCCCCATCCGGTCAGTGCGCCGGGCGGATCGAGCGGCCCGACGCCGGCAGGCGTAATGGTATAGAGAGCGTGCGTGTCGAAGCGATACGCGAATAAGCCTGTATCGCATCCGATCGCGGCCCAGCGCACATGCGCGTTGTCGTGCCACGTAATCAGATCGCGCACCGGGCTGGTGAGTGTGCTGCCGGGGATCGACACCCAGCCGCCAATCGGCTGCATCTGCCCCTGGCGAAAGCGGACAAGATTCGTATCGAACCAACGCCCCGGCGTCGCCTCCGGCGTGGCGTTGCGATACACCCCGGGTGGCGGGGCTTGTGGCATGCGCGGCATGGCTAGTGCGGCCCCCGCAGTGGCGAGCTGAGCAGTTGGGCGCGGCCCGGCAGCAGGCGGTTAACCAGCATCGTCAGGTCAGCCACCTGCTGCTGCAGCGCGTCGAGATCCAGGAACGTGCCTTCGATCGTCAGCGGTGACGGCGGAATAGCGTCACTGCCGCAGAAGATAATCTTCGTCATACACAGCGCCGGGCTTTGCAGCACGAAAGGCTGTGCGCCGCCGCCGAGTGTGACGCTATGCGTGTGTGCGCCATCCGCCGAGATCGCCAGCGACAGATTGCCGGAATACGTAATGTTATGTCCGTGGCTACCCTGCGCATCGGTGGCAATGGTATGGCTGTGCGCGCCGCCGCCATACGTGGCGATGTTGTGCTGATGGCTACCATCGGACGACGTGTATTCGCCATTATAGCCAACGCCGGATGGCGGATAGGGCACCTGGTAGCCGCCCGCTGCGCCGGATGCGAAATTCCACGAGGCAACGGAGTGGTTGTGGCTGCCCTGCGCATCGGTATAGCCGCTGTGGGTATGATCCCCCACGCCTGACGTGTTGCCGCCGTGTGCGTGCGAGCCTTGCACATCGGTGCCGTGGTTATGGTTGCCGCCAACCGCGGCGCCACCGTGGCTATGCGCCGCAACGGTGCTGACCGACAGCGCATAATTCGGCAACTGCGTCTGCGTCAGTGTCGTCTGATAATACCCAAACGCGACGGCCACCGTCCACGAATGCGAGACGCCGCCGCTGTCGGTGAGTGCGCCCGGCCCCACAGTCGAGCGCCCGCACAGATTGGGCAGTGCGAATGTGCTGCTGCCGTCACCCGCCCCGAACAGCGTGCCGATGACAGCGTACAGCTTGGCATACGTAACCCGCGACACAGTGCGTCCGTCGCACACCAGCCAGCCGGTGGGAGCGTTGGCGCCTGCGAAGTCAATGACCATGCCAACGGGCGTGCCGTAGCCAACATAGCTGTCGAGGACGGACAGATCGTGATTAACTTTCTGGCCCCATGTATCCCTCGACGCGCCGACTTCCGGCAGCGTGAGGCCGAGTATCGGTGTGTAGCTGTCCGCCATTACTTTAACCCTGCCGGTGGTTTTGCGACGGTAGGCGGCCCGACCGGCGTCACGGTGACGGTGGCACCCGATGCAACGCCGCCCGCCAGCACCGCAGCGGATAGCGTTATGTTGAGGCCATTGATCGCGGCGATGCTGGCACCTGCGGGAATGCCGGTGGCGGCGATCGGCAACCCAACGACGAAGCCCGTAGCGCTGGTGACGGCAATCACCGTTGCCCCTGCGGTGGCTGCGGCGGTGGTGGTGGTGGTGACGTTGGGCACCAGCTGCGTCTCGCTGCTGTCGTCCGCCAGCGATACTTTGTATGTGCCGCCCGCGTCGTACGGCGTGAGGATGAGCCACCCCAGCGGGCCAAGGCCGCGTCTGCGTCCCTGCCAGCCGACACGGCGCAGATAGTCCTGGCGGTTGCCTTCAGAGAGTGCGCCGCGCGCGCGCTGTGGCTGCTTCCAGTCGAGCGTGTAGTAAAACGATCCGTTGCAGGCCACCCATTGCGGGTTTGCGGGTGAGCCGGTTTGGAGTTCGCCAGCGTTGGTGGTCATGGTGTGTCCCTCTTAGAGGTCGGCTGAGGCGGTATAGTTACCATCTACTGTTGAATTGCTGGCAGCGGTGGATGTATACACAATACGGATCGCGGACAGACTCGCCGACGAAATGGAAGCAGCGCTTGCTCCCCCGCCGTAAGCCAAGCCAGACAATCCACAGGTCGGCATGACACGCATTGTCGTGGGCAATGGTATCAAACCATATGTGCCAGTCGTGCCAGACCACGCCCCCCAAGTGAACGGCCCGGACTGATAAAACCGCTGGCACTGGGCAAGCTGTTGTTGTGGTGAACCACCATAATCCAGCGGGGTCGGCAGCGTCTGGCCCGATTGCGCCACCTCAAGCTGGACGCCCCAGATGCTAATCGATCCTGATTGCACACCAACTTGCGGCGCATTAGTGGTGCCGCTAGATCCAAAAAACTGCAGCACCGTGCTGTCATCACCGTTTGTGCCAAATGTCTTACCGGCGGCAGATGGCATTGCTATCGTCACGCTATACCGCGTGACGGTTCCCGTCAGAGTAATCGGGGAACCTGTCACAGTGAGTATCCCGGCTGCTGACGGACTGCCACCGGTACCAAAGCTTTGATAACCCTGAATGCCAAGACGCAAACCACCAGGCGACCAAGCCCAGAACGATAGAATGCAAGTCTTACCCGATAGCCGGGAAACCTTCTCGATCTTATGAACGATTTCAGTGAACGCAGCAGCGCCCGCATTGCCAGCGACATTCATAGTTAGAAACCACTGAAATGCTTCGTCGTTGGCCGCTGACCGTATGGCATCGGTTGCGGCGCTAATGGTTACAGTGGAGGTGTCAAGATTAAGCAAAAGCTGCCAGCGATCAGCGGTGTAACTGTTGGTGCTCCACGGCCCAGTCCCACGCTGCTGCACGTTGAACAGCCCATTATGTATGAGCGACCGCCCCACGTTATTCAGCGCAGGCTCTGCGACGGCATTCGGCAGTGTCGCGGTGCCGGTGACCGTCAGGTTGCCCGAGACCGTACCACCGGTTAGCGGCAGATACGACGATGGCGTGGTGCCGCTAACCCACTTCGCGCCATCCCAGCGATACTGGATGCCGCCAGTACCCGTTATGACCTGGTTGAGGGTTGGCGAATTTGGAAAGTCGAACAACTGGTATCGTCCTACGCGGCAGTGGGCGGCATGTAATCCGCCACGACGAGCTGCTTCTCCAGTATCTCGCCGTACTCTTTGTTGCTTGGGTCAGTGGGCACGAAGCATTCCACCGGGCCGCTGTGATTGCCCAGCGTCTCGCCTTCAGCGAGCGTCGCCTTGATGGTGGTTTGCTCTGCGTTTGTGTATACGAGGTCCATGGTGTGTCCTTTAGAGGTCGGCGCTTGCCGTATAGTTAGAATACCAGACTGCGGTCCCCGTTGCTGTCACAACGGCATAGAAAGTGCCAAACACCGTCGCCAGTGTCTCGACCGAAGCACCGCTGGCATTGCTGTATCCCTGTGAAAAATAAACGACAGTCGGCGTTGCTCGCATTGTTGTGGACCATATCATTGTTTGTCCCAACGCATTGCCCGCATTGCCATATCCCCACATCTTTATGTAGCCGGTCTGATAAAACCGCTGGCACTGGGCGAGCTGTTGCTGCGGCGAGCCGCCGTAGTCCAGCGGCGTCATGACGGAGCCGATCTCTAACTGCACGCCCCAGAATAGGAACACACCGGTTTGAAAACCGATATTCGACGAACGCGTGGCATAGGTCGATCCCGCCGATAAGTAAAAGACTAATCCCGTATAATCAGTGCCCGCAGTCGTTCCAAACGTCTTGCCGGACACACTCGGTAGTGCGACGCTCAATGTATATCGTGTTGGTGTTGTGCTGATGGTAATAGCGCTGATGGGAACCGACACAAAGGGCGAAGGTGAACCGCCTGAACCAAAAAACTGGACTAGTTCAACGCTGATTTTTGGTGTCCCACTGCTTGCCCATGCCCAAAAGCTAATGGTGACCGTTTTGCCTGATAGACGCCGCACGTCCTCGATGTTCTGTTGCAATGCCGTCAGATCATTAGCGCCCGTACCAGCGGTTGTGCTGATCTGAAAGTTGAATTTTGCGTATTCATCATTGAATATCGCGGCGGTCGCGGCGGTCATCG